AACGAAATTAAATCTCAAAGTTGCTAGATTTGAGCAACAAGGGGAATTATCGAAAATAATAAAATAACCATATGGCTAGTACAGTTGTAAATAGTTTTTTCCCTAGCCAAGTAGCTAGTGACCAAGAGAAAATGTCAGATGATTACGGACTTAAAGTCGGGCGAGCCATTCAAGATGAATGGTTTAGCAGCAATTCTGGTAATTCTAGGTTTCGTAGTAATCAAAGTACTTTTCATAATTTAAGGCTATATGCCAGGGGCGAACAAAGCATACAAAAATATAAAGATGAAATGTCTATTAATGGCGATTTGTCTTATCTTAATTTAGATTGGAAGCCTGTGCCTATACTTTCTAAATTTGTAGACATTGTAGTTAACGGGATAGCAGATAGAGCATTTGATATTAAAGCATATTCACAAGATCCTTACGGCATTAGTAAGCGTACTAAATACATGGATTCAATTATTCGTGATATGCAAACTAAAGAGCTTAATGAATATGCTCAAGAAGCATTTGGTGTTAATCTTTTTGAAAACGAACAAGATAAATTACCTGATTCACAAGAAGAATTAGAATTGCACATGCAATTAACCTACAAGCAAGGAATTGAAATTGCTGAAGAAATTGCTATTAATACTTTGTTAGACGGTAACAAATATGATCTTACAAAGAAACGTACTTGTTATGATTTAACAACCATAGGCATAGCTGCTGTTAAAAATAACTTTAGCGAATCAGAAGGTGTTACAGTAGATTATGTAGATCCTGTGAATATGATATACTCTTATACAGAATCTCCGTATTTTGACGACATATATTATGTAGGCGAAGTAAAATGGGTTCCTTTAAATGAGCTCAAAAAGCAATTCCCATATCTTACCGAAGATCAAATGTCTACAATACAATCTCAAGGTCAGCAAACTTATGGTGGCGTATATGATCAAGCATTAGGAGCTTACGATCAAAGAGATAATAATACAGTTCAAATTCTTTATTATAATTATAAAACCTATATGAACGAGGTTTATAAAGTTAAAGAAACAGCAACAGGAGCTACTAAAGTAATTGTAAGAGATGATCAATTTGATCCACCTGTTGAAAACTTTGAAGCTGAGTATGGCAAAATGTCGCGTTCGCTTGAGGTTTTGTACGAAGGTGTTCTTGTATTAGGCACAAACATTTTACTTAAATGGGGAATGGCTGAAAATATGATGCGGCCTAAGAGCGATTATACTAAAGTTAAAATGAACTATAGTATTACCGCGCCTAGAATGTATAAAGGTCGTATAGAATCAATTGTAAGTCGTTGTACTGGGTTTGCTGATATGATACAGCTAACGCATTTAAAAATGCAACAAGTGTTGCAGAGAATGATGCCAGATGGTGTTTATCTTGATGCGGATGGTTTAGCTGAAATTGATTTAGGTAATGGAACAAACTATAATCCTCAAGAGGCATTAAACATGTTCTTCCAAACAGGTTCTGTTATTGGTAGATCGTTTACGCAAGAAGGTGATATGAATCCAGGTAAAATACCTATTCAACCTTTGCAGACAGGTGCAGGTGGCCAAAAGCTCCAAACACTTATACAAACGTATAACTACTATCTGCAAATGATACGTGATGTTACGGGTCTTAATGAAGCGCGTGATGCGTCTACACCAGATTCAAGAGCATTAGTAGGTGTGCAAAAATTAGCAGCAGCTAATTCAAACACAGCTACAAGACATATATTAGATTCAGGATTATTTTTAACTTCTGAAACTGCCGAAAGCTTATCGCTGCGTATATCCGACATTATAGAATATAGCCCAGCTAGAGAAGCGTTTATACAAAAGATAGGCGGATTTAACGTTGGTATACTAGAAGAGCTTACAGATTTGCATTTGCACGACTTTGGCATTTCAATAACGCTAATGCCTGACGAAGAAGAAAAAGCAATGCTAGAAAACAATATTCAAACTGCATTGTCTGCAGGTTTGATAGATCTTTCAGATGCTATTGACATTCGTGAAGTTAGAAATCTTAAGTTAGCTAATCAGTTATTAAAATTAAGACGCAAGCGCAAACAAGAACAAGATCAATTAATGCAGCAACAAAATATGCAAGCACAAGCGCAGGCTAATATGCAAGCGCAACAAATGGCTGCTCAAACTGAAATGCAAAAAGATCAAGCTTTATTTCAAACTAAAGCACAACTAGAACAACTAAAAGGTCAAATAGATACACAAAAGATCCAGGTTGAAGTTGATGCTAAAAAGCAATTAATGGAATTAGAATTCCAATATAATATGCAGCTTAAAGGCATTGAAGTAGAAAATGCAAAACTTAAAGAAGGCGAAATTGAAGATCGTAAAGATCAAAGAACAAAATTACAAGCCACGCAACAAAGCGAAATGATTGCGCAAAGACAAAACGATTCCGCACCACTTAATTTTGAATCCGGAGGTAACGATATTATGGGGAGTGGCATGGGCTTAGGAAGCTTTAATCCTAGGTAATAATTAAAGAGTACTAATTTTATAATATTATATCATGAGCGAAGAAAAAGAACAAATACCTATGGAGGAGTTAAAACAATACTCTCCTAGCGTAAATGATGAAGGCGTAATACAAATAGATATGCGCAAATTTAACGAACAAGCTAATGCCGATACAATCGAAGAAACAGCAGACGTGGTTGCAAATCAACCAGCCGAATCTTTACAAGAAGTGGAAGCAGAAGTACCACAACAACGAGAGCCCGTTCAAAATGAAGAACCCGTTCAAGAAAATGTAGAATTCTTACAAGAAATTACAGAAGAAGAGGTTGAGGAAGTAGCCGAGCAATTACACGAAGATGTAGCCGAGGCCATTGAAGAATCAATTGATAAAGGAGTAGAGCTTCCGGAAAACTTTCAAAAAGTTGTAGACTTTATGAATGAAACAGGCGGTAGCTTAGAGGATTACGTTAAGCTAAATACAGATTATGCATCGTTAGACGAAAATTCTTTATTAAAAGAATACTATCAGCAAGCTAATCCGCTTTTAGATAGTGAAGATATAAGCTTTTTGTTAGAAGACAAGTTTTCGTATGATGAAGACATAGACGACGAAAGAGATATTAGACGTAAAAAACTAAATCGCAAACAAGAGATTTCTAAAGCTAAAAATCATCTTGACGATCTTAAATCTAAATATTATAGTGAAATTAAATCTGGGTCAAATTTGACTACAGAACAAAATAAAGCGGTAAGTTTCTTTAATCGCTATACAAAAGAAAGTGAAGAAGCAGCAAAAGTTACTGAAAGACAAACCAGTCGTTTTAAATCTGCTAGTGATAAAGTGTTTTCCGAAAGTTTTCAAGGATTTGATTACAATGTTGGTGACAAAAAGTATCGCTATAAGGTTAAAAATGCTGGGGAGGTTAAAGAAACCCAAGGAGACATTAATAATTTTATCAAGAAGTTCTTGAATAAAGATAACGAAATGTCAGATGCTAAGGGTTATCATAAATCTTTATTTACAGCAATGAATGCTGATTCAGTTGCACAACACTTTTATGAGCAAGGCAAAGCCGACGCCATGAAAGATAGCATGGCCAGAACGAAGAATGTTAATATGAACGCGAGAGGTGTTCATGAAAAAGTAACAACTTCAAATGGCACGACTATACGAGCAATTGATTCGGGAGAAAACTCTTCTAAACTTCGGATAAGAAAAAGAAAACAATAATAATCCATTTAAAAATAAAACAAAATGGCAAACGGAACATTCGCGACGGCACCAGCCACACTCGCAAACATGAACCACCTAACTCCACGTCCTGTAAAAGGATTGTTTGGTGACAATTACCTCTCTCTTGCAGAGATGGATTTTACACAACAATTTCTTCCTGAAGTATATGAGAAAGAAGTTGAGCGTTTTGGAAATCGCACAATTGGCGGATTCCTACGTATGGTAGGCGCTGAAATGCCTATGGCCTCTGATAGAGTTGTATGGTCTGAACAAGGACGTTTACACATTGCTTATGGTCCGGACAACGGAATCGTAACTGGTGCTGCTAACGGAGCAACTATTACAATTGCTCAAACTTTGGCATTGCCTTCTCTTATTGGACCAGGCATGACTCTTGTTGTTAATGTAGGCAACACTACTGTTAAAGCATTCGTTGTAAGCGTTACTGCAACATCAAATACTGTTCAAACAGTTACTCTTTCAGTATACAATGGTGTCGCCGCTGGCGGTGGTGCTGCAACTACTGGTGTATTTTTACCTACTGCTTTCCGTGGTTCAGCTTTAATAAACATTTTTGTTTATGGTTCTGAATATGGAAAAGGTTCTTTAGACGGTGGTAACTCTGTAGATGCTCCATTCACTCAGTTTAACAACAAGCCAATTATTCTTCGTGATAAGTATGAAGTAAATGGTTCTGATGTTGCACAGATTGGTTGGGTTGAAGTTACAACTGAAATGGGAACTGGTGGTTACATGTGGTATTTGAAGTCTGAGCATGAGTCTCGTCTTCGCTTTGATGACTATCTTGAAATGTCAATGGTTGAAGCTGAAAAAGCTAACACTGCTGCTGGCGTTGTAGATGCTGCTGGAGCTATACTAGAAGGTACTGAAGGTTTATTCGCTGCACTAGAAGATCGTGGATTGGTATTTAACAATTCTGATTTCGGTGTTAACGGAATTAGTGACTTTGATATCATTCTTCAAGAACTAGATAAGCAGGGAGCAATTGAAGAGAACATGATGTTCTTAGATCGCGCAACTTCTTTAGGTATTGATAACATGCTTGCTGCTCAGAACTCTTACGGAGCTGGTGGTACTTCTTTCGGTGTATTTAACAACGAAGAAGATATGGCATTAAACTTAGGATTCTCTGGATTCCGTAGAGGTTCTTATGACTTTTACAAGACTGATTGGAAATACTTGAATGATTCTACAACTCGTGGATCTATCGGTGACATCGAAGGTGTTATCGTACCAGCAGGTACTTCAACAGTTTATGATCAATCATTAGGTCAGAACATCTCACGTCCTTTCTTGCATATTCGTTATCGTGCTTCTGAAGCTGATGACCGTCGCATGAAGTCGTGGATTACTGGTTCTGTTGGAGGTAACTTCACTAGTTCAGCTGATACAATGACTGTTAACATGTTGTCTGAGCGTACTATGTGTACTCAAGCAGCTAACAACTTTGTATTGTTGAAGAAAACAGTATAAGTTTTTTAAGATATTCGCCCTCGTCTTAGGATGGGGGCGATTATTAACTTTATTATTTAATTATATTATATCATGGCAACAGCTAAAACAACAACTGCTAAAAAAGCAGCACCAACACCTGTAGAGCATACAATAGAAAAGCCTGCAGCTCCAATTAAAAAGAAAGATACTTGGGTTTATAAGGATAGATTGTATGAGTTAACCACGGGCAAAAAGCCTTTAGTGTTTACACTTCCTACAGTACATACTCAAAGATGTCCTTTATTATGGTTTGACGAAAAACTTGGTTATCAAAGAGAATTACGTTATGCTACAAATCAAAAAACACCATTCGTAGACGAACAAGAAGGAACGGCTACAATGGGACGCATTACATTCCGCGACGGATCATTACGCGTACCAAAAGAAAATGTAACTTTACAAAAGTTACTATCCCTATACCATCCTTATGTATTAAATGGTACTATTACAGAATACAAGCCTGACGTTATTGCTAGCAATGATGTTGAATGGATTGAAATGGAATTAGAAGCAATGAACCTAGCTAAATCAATGGATATTGACGAAGCCGAGGCGGTGTTGCGTACAGAATTTGGATCAGAAGTATCTAAACTCTCTTCTAAGGAGCTTAAACGCGATTTACTTATATTTGCACGTCAAAGACCAAATCTATTCATAGACTTGGCTAATGATGATAACGTACATTTAAGAAACGTCGGTATTAAAGCAACTGAGATGGGATTATTAAAGCTGTCACATGATCAAAGAACATTCAGCTACGGTGAAACCGGACGCAAATTAATGACTGTTCCTTTTGATGAGCATCCATATTCAGCACTTTCAGCTTATTTCAAAACAGATGAAGGCATGGAGGTTTTACAAGCAATAGAAAAAAGAATATAAGTTACCTAAGTGGTGTGTGTCGATAAGGCATGCACCACTTTTAATAAATAAAAATTATGAGCGTTAGCGTAAACACTGTTTATCAACGGGTATTAGCCGTACTCAACAAAGAACAAAGAGGGTATGTTACGCCTCAAGAATTTAATCTATTTGCCAATCAAGCGCAAATGGATATATTTGAGCAATACTTTTACGACATTAATCAGTTTGGTCGAATACAAGGTAATGACACGGAGTTCTCCGATATGCTCACCATCCTTAATGAAAAAATAAATCCTTTTGAAGTTACTGGCAATATGACATATGGGGCAAGTCTTTATTTGACGCCGCCTGCAAACTTATATCGCATAGGCACACTTATCTATAACAATATAGAAGTAGAACGTATAAATCAAAATGAATTTTTATATATAAACGCTTCTCCTTTAACTAAGCCAACCGACAGCAGACCTATATTTGTTTCTAGTTCCACTGGATACAAAGTGTATGGGTCTGACATTATAAGATCATCGAATTCCGCAGTAAAAACAGCAATTAACGGCAATGATGTTTTTGAGATTAATGTTGCTAATCCAAGAATAATTGTAGGATCTAAAGTAACCGGCACGGGTATTCCAGCAGCGACAACAGTAACCGGTGTGAATGCAGCTAATACTATTATAACTATTTCAGAAGTTGTGGTATTGGCTAGTGGCGTTACGTTGACATTTACAACTCCACAAAAAACACAGCTTATAACCACAGGTGTAACGTGTAATTATCTTGAAAGACCTGCAACTGTAGTTTGGAACTATGCCACCGTCAATGGTGCTGCGTTATTTAATACATTTGAATCTGTTGACTTTCCGTTACATGCATCAGAAGAAACTGAATTAGTTATTAAAATACTAGAATTCGCTAGTCTTTCTGTTAGAGATATGAGCTTATATCAAGTAAGCAATCAAATGGAAGGTCAAAATACTCAACAAGAAAAATCTTAATACATGGCACTAATAGATCAAACTCAAGAAGCATATTATAAACCGTGGGGGCTCAACTCAGATTACGGTGGTTATCAATTTACTTCTATTAAAGATGTAATTAATAACTTTATGGTTGCTTATGTTGGTGAAAACAAAATTATAAGCAAAATAAAAAGAACAGATGTAGCTTTTTATGCACAAAGAGCTATAGCTGAATTTAGTTTTGATACTTTACCATCTGATAAAGCAATTG